GACCAGTTGGGCGCTGCATTGCAGCAACAGTCCTTCTCGCAGGGAGCTACAAACTCCCAAGGCTTGCGAGAACTGATCTTGGGCCAGTTGGGCGCGGACACCTCCCGCTACAACGCCAACACATCGGCAGCGGCTTCCCGGTATGGCGCTGATTCGGCATCCAACACGGCGGCCAACAACCTCGCCTATCAGCAGCAGCAGGGCGACTTCGGAAACCTGATGAGCCTTCTTGGTTTCGGCATGGGCGTGAACGGCCAGAACAACGCCGCGCAGGGCCAGAATTACGATCAGAACGCATGGATGCTTGGCCGGATTCCTGGCATGCAACAGCCTGGAAACCTTGATGTCACCAGCGGTTACAACAACCAGTACAACGCGGGGTTGAATCAGGCACAGTACAACCAGCAGCAACAGAACGCGAACAACCAAGCCTATGCGCAGGCATTCGCGACACTATGGTGCGACCGCAACGCCAAGGACGAGATAGCCGTAGCGGCCCCTGAGGCTGCGCTGACGGCGATTACAAGCCTCCCCTACGCCACATGGACCTACAAGCAGGATGTCGAGCAGGTGCCGCACGTAGGCACGTACGCACAGGATTTCAACGCTGCGTTGGGCTTGCCTGCGAATCTGACTATCAGCCCGATTGACCTGATGGGGGCGCTGATTGGGTCCGTTCAGGCGTTGGCAAAGGAAAATGAGCAGCTACGGAGGGAGGTGAATTTGCGAATTGAATCACTTGCTCCCGGTGCTTTCATTCCGATCAGGGAACGGGAGGCAGCCTAATGCAGTACCTTCCCGGCGACCTCGCACAGCTTCAGGTAGACGACGAGGCAGGGCGTCGTCGCATGGCGATGGCCCAATCACTCCAGCAGGCCGGATTCAACCCAGTACAAGGGGGCAATCCATTGCTGGCGATGCTGTCATCGGTCATGTCCACCGTCCAAGGTGGCCGCATGATGCAAGAAGAGGATATGAAAGCATCAGAGCGGCTGGCCAAGCGGTTCGAGATTGAGAACCAGCAGGCGCAGGCGAAGGCTGAGGCGGAAGCGGCGAAGGAAGAACGCGGCTTTCAGCGGCGTTTGCAGGAAATCGACTACGGCAACGCATCCAGCGCCAAGTATCGCGAGCCGCGCAACATTGACCCGCTATCGCCGGAAGGGCGCGCCGCTGCGCTTGACCTGAAGCGCGGGGAGCTTGCGTTGCAGCCAAGGACCGGCCCCGGCCCAAGTGAGCTAGAGCGCAAGATTGAGCAGGCGCGGAAGCTTGGCGCATCGGATGAGCAGATTCGGGCGATGGTGCTGGGCAATCAGGGCGGGTCGAACGCACCGAGCGGCTATCGGCCAAGGGCAGACGGCGGACTTGAGCCGATTCCTGGCGGACCTGCCGACAAGCCGAAAGAAGCAGACCCGAAAGCGGCTGCGGCTGCGCAAGCGTTGGACATTCTGAGCCAGCTTGAGGGAAACCTTGGGTCAGCCGGCCCGATTGACAGATTCACCAGCCCATCGGGCGCTCAGTTGTTTGAAAAGACGGCTGCGCAGCTCGTGAACCCGCTTCAGACGCTCACCCGTATTCCGGGCAGCGGCGATATGAACCAGAAGGAAATGGACACTTTGATGGCTGGATTTCCTGCCATTGGGAATTTCGACGCGACCAACAAAAAGCAGATCGAGAATCTTCGTAGCTATATCCAGCGCATTCAAGAAGCTGGAGGCGGTCAGGCTCCGCAGGCTCAATCAACACCGCAAGGCGGCGCGCAGGTCGGGAAGATCATCACCGGACCGGATGGCAAGAAGTACCGGATTATTGGCGGCGATCCTGCCGACCCTGACGTGGAGCCACTGTGAAGCTATCTCAGATTGGGGCACAGCCCGCGCAACCCATGAAGCTGTCGCAGGTCATGGGCGCACAAGCGCCAGCCAGCCCGACCGACGATATGAGCACGTTTGACAAGCTCGCTGCTGGCACAGGGCAGGGCATGGTCAGCGCGAACAATGCGATTGAACAGTTCATGGCCAACAATCCTGGCGTCGCGGCTGCTTTGGGCATGCCTGCGCCGGGACTGACTGCCCCGCGCATTGCGCAGGCTGTGAATGCCAACGTGGACGAGTCCGCACGGCTGGACGCGCCATTGCTCCAGACGACACCGGGCATGATCGGCTCAGTCATTGGGCAGACTGTGGCCACGGCTCCGGCTGGATTCGGTGGAAAGGCAGTACAGGGCGGCACTGCGCTGGCCAAGACGCTGAACGCGGCTCGCATAGGCGCACAAGGCGGCGCGGCTGGAGGACTAGCGACACCTGTCCTGAATGCCAACGAGGAGGGCTACAACGCGCAGAAGGCAGCACAGGTCGGCACCGGAGCGACCGTGGGCGGCATTACGGGCGGCGCACTGAATCGCGGCGCGGCATTGCTTGAGAACTTGGTGCCATCGAACGCACTGGCCACTGTCACGAATTTCATGGGCAGCAGGGCGAACAAGGGTGACCTTGCCATCGAAGGCGAGGAATTGGCCAGAAAGACAGGCATTGGATTTACCCCGGCGCAGGTCAACGCAGACCCATCAATGACGATGGCGGAAAACCTCACGCGGCAGTCCATCTTCTCCCGTTCCACGGTGGCAGAAGGCGACCGCAAGCGGGTTGGGCAATTGGCCGATTACCTTGATCGGACATTGAACGGCATCACCAAGTCTGGCGCATCGCCTGAAATAGCGGGTGCGCAGGTCCAGAATGCGGCTAAAAATGTCCTGAAGAAGATCGAGGACACGCGCAGCAAGGTGGCTGGCGAGGACTTCGGGGCAGTGGATAGGCTGGTCCGTGGTGCGCCTGTGGTAAAGGCCAAGTCATTCGACGGAGCCTTGGCGGGACTGATTGACGAGAACAGCATTGCCCCGAAAGGATCGGGACAGCGCGGCATTGCAGACGCCCTGAAAAGCCTGCGCGAAAGCATCACGCGTGCGCCAAAGGAAGCCAAGGCAAGTGCGATCCTTGGGCCTGATGGGAAACCGGCATTCATTGTTCCTGGCGAAGATGGCCCACAGCTTGCCAACCTGAACATGGGCGACATGCTAAAGACCCGCCGTTACCTGTCCCAAGTCGCAGGAGGGGCGGCAACGCTGGCAGGGGCTACAGACAAGCCCATGCAGAAACGAGCCGCCGCCATGCTGCTGAAGGCGCTGGACGACGATATTGAGAACTCCGCTGGCGAGATTGGCGGGGCAGTTGGCGAGGCGCTGAAGAAGGCCAACAGGAACTACAAAGCGTTTTCAGATCAACTGGAAACCGTCGAGAAGTCGCCACTGCGTACGATCTTTGGCGAAGACTTGGCTGGAGCGGTGGAAACGGGCGCCTTCAACACGGTTGCGCCTGAAAAGGTCATGGCCAAGCTATCAGGCATGACCCCGACCGAGCTTGGTGTCACCCGCAAGCTATTGGAGAAGGACCACCCGGAGGCGTGGGCATCGTTCAAGCGCAGCTATCTGGAAATGGCCATCGACAAAGCCAAGGAAATGCCCAACTCCGCAGGGGTCAATAACCCCGTGTTGCGGCCAAACGTGTTCGTCAAGAATGTGGGCGACCAGAAGAGACTGGAGGCGATCTATTCACCGGCTGAAGTCGCGGAAATCAACGATGCTGTCAATGCAGCCCGCAGGCTGGGTGATTCGACTGGCTACAACTTCAGCGGCACTGCGCCAGCGAATGAAGCATTGGGCCTGATGAACAGCCTGACGACGGGCGGACTGAAAGCCGCTGCGAAGATCGGCGGTTCTATGCTGGGGTCAAAGAAGATGGCCGCACTGATGAACAACAACGAAGGCCGCAGGGCGTTGCTTGAGCTTTCTAGGCTCCCGCCTGGATCACAGCGGGCGCGTGAGCTTATGGCCCAGCTTGCCGCCGTAACGGGCGCACAAGAATTGACCGGTCCAAACGATGGCGGCTAACCCCGCGAAGAATCCCACTACTGGGAAAGCCGTCCACCACGGTGTGCCCTTCAGCCATGAAGCGGCGACGACCAGCGGCGCCCAGAACAACACTGCATTCAGCAGATAGGATCGAAACGTGCCCATGTATTCCTACCGATGCCCCGACTGCGGGGCTGTCGCGGATCAGTATAGCCCCGTTGCCGAGCGCAACAACAACATTCCTGACTGCCATGGGCCGATGGCGCGGCAGTTGTCGGTTTCGACCGTGAATGTCCGGTGCGACACGCACGCCATATCGCCGATTGACGGCACGCAACTGACCTCCCGCCGCCAACGATCCGAGTACATGAAGCGCAACGGGCTGGAGGAAGCCGCACCCGCTGCCGAAACCATCCGCAGGCGCAAGGCTGAGAAAGCCGAAAACCAACGGCTCGCCGCGCAGATTCCCAAACTCCCGGAGCACGTTGTCCGGCAACTACAGGCGCAAGCCTAACCACCAAGGAAACACCCATGAGCACTGACCCTGATCTTGATCAGCCTGCCAGCCTCAGTGAAGCAGCCAATACCGCTTACTCGGAACTGGAAGCCGCACCGGAAGCCACCCCGGCCCTAGCCACACCCGCAGAGGCACCGTGGGAACCGCCAGCCTTTACGGCACGCTGGAGCGAGAACGCCCGCAACGCCATCAAGGAATTCGGCACCGCCACGCACAATCGAAAGTACCTTGAACCGATCCTCGGTCAATTCGAGGAACACAACAAACGCTACACCCAGCATCAGCAAGAGTTCTCCGACTACCGGAAGAACATTGACCCCGTTTACAGCGTCCTTCAACCGCTGGAACAGACCTACCGCTTGCAGGGTATGTCCTTGCAGCAGGGTGTGTCCCAGCTTGTCGAAGGCGCGAAGTTCGTCGCAACAGACCCCGACCAGGCATTCCCGTACTTCGCAGGCATGTACCGCCCGCGCAATCCGGCTGATGCGGTCTTGGGTATTGCGCAAGCGTGGGGCGTGGACTTGGGCAATCTTGTCCAAGAGCAGCCCTACGTCGATCCGACCTACAAGGCGCTTATCGACCCCTTGCAAAGGGAATTGGCAGAAGTTCGCCAGTTCACGGAGCAACAGAGGCAAGTTCAGGCGCAGGAACAGGTACGGGCAAGGCAACACCAGCAGCAACTGATCGTTGAGAAGCTGAAAGAACTGGAAGAACAGAAGGACGAAGCCGGGAACCTCCGATTTGCCCACCTCAGCACCGTTTTCCCCGACATCGAGCTACTCGCCAACACAGGTCGATTCAAGACCATCGAGGAAGCCTACGACCACGCCTTGATGATGCACCCCGACCTTTCCAAGTCGGTCATGGCGGAGCGGGCGAAAGCGGCTGAGCAGAAGGCAATCCACGACGCGACCGAGAAATCCAAAGCCATCCAGCGCGAAGCAAGTTCAAACCGATCCGTTGCCGGGAAAGGCCGTCAAGTAGAAGGGGTTAAAAACCTCTCCCTTCGCGAGACTGCCGCAGAAGCATTCCGAGAACTATCAGCTAAATAAGGAGCCTACTCATGGCCGTTCCGAATCTGGGCGATCTTGTCGCCACCACCCTTGCGAAGTGGGATACCAAACTGTTTGACACCATCACGACGGAGCATGCGCTCCTGAACACGATGGCCAAAAAGGGTAACGTCGCTGTTACCGCCAACGGTCGCGAGATTTACGAGCCGGTGATCTACGGCGAGAATTCCTCGCAGAAGTGGTACAGCGGTTACGAGATTTTCACCCCGCCCACCGACCAGAACGCGATTGATGTGGCTTCCTACCAGTGGAAGCAACAGGGATCGTTCATTTCCATCAGCGGACTGGAAGCCATCCAGAACTCCGGCGAATCGCAGATGATCGCGTTCGCAGAAGGCCGCACGAAGCAGGCAATGGCCAACCTGAAGAACACCGCAGGCGAAGCCATGTTCTCCACCGGCACCGGATCGGGCGGTAAGGAAATCGGCGGCTTGCAATCGTTGGTTGCTGACAACCCGGCTGCGGCTGGTACGGTTGGCGGTATCGACCAGGTGGCTAACACATGGTGGAGGAATGCGTTCAACACCTCCGTTACGGGTTCCGCTGGCGCAGCTATCCAGTTGGCCCTTGTGACCGCCATGAACAGCATGTGGCGGCAGGTCACGGTTGGCACCGAGAAGCCGGACATCATCGTAATGGATGACGTGGGTTTCGGTATCTACGAAGCCAGCTTGCAGGATCAGGTGCGCTTCACGCAGACCAACAAGGCTGACGCTGGCTTTGGTGAACTGGCCTACAAGCAGGCCGCAGTTGTGTTCGATGCCTACTGCCCGCTGCGCCATGTCTACATGCTCAACACCGACACGCTGTTCTTGCGTGCCGCACCGGGCCGCATGTGGAACCGCGACGAGAAGCGTAAGATTCAGAACGCTGACTATGACGTGATTCCTATCTGGTTCATGGGCAACCTCGTCACAGGCAACCGCAAGCGCAACGGCGTCATTTCCTTCACCGTAAGCTAACCGGAATGGGAGGGCTTCGGCCCTCCCTCTCCACGGAGGATTCATGGATCGCAACGATCCCGACTACAAGAAGGTGGAAACCGAGATTTTCGGCCCGGACAGAGAACTGATCGTGAACTTCTCATGGGCACCTGTTTTCGACCAAACAGCCAGCGATGCCGTCAAGCGCCCCATCTTCGTTGACCGGGTGCACATCACCACCAAAGCCAAAGGGGTTCGCGATTTCGTATCGCGGGCAGCAACGGCCAAGGATCAGCAAGCCTACCCATTCGAGTGGAATCGGTTTCTTGAGCAGGACAAGGCGCATGCGGTTCCTGTCACGAGCATCCCAGGCATCAAGCCCTGTGAGATCGAAATGTTCCACGCCCGAAACATCCACACGCTACAAGGTGCGGCAGCAGTAGAGACGCCGGACCCTGAGCTGCAAGACGTCACAATGAAAGCCCGCCGCTGGCTGATTGTCGAAAGCGGACAGAAACCCCGAATCAAACTGGAGGCGGCAGCATGAACACGAACAAACCTGTACTGGTGGAATCCACCTATCAGCGTGATGGCAAGTGGTACACGCTGCGCGTGATTGACCGTTCAACCCAACTGGAATTCCCGGCGACGGAAGATGAAATTGCCGCGGCGAAACCGGCCAAGGTCTCTGCGCCCAAAGCACCTGAGCCAGCCCCCAAGAAAGTCGTGAAGAAGGCCAAGGCCAAGAAATGAGCCTGACACTCAAGCAGATTCTGGACACGTCGCTAGGGTCTACGGGCGTGACTGTGCCCGCGACCTGGATTGGCAGCAACAACCTCGCTCAAGCCAATCAGGTCAAGGCGATTGCCAATCAATCGGTTCTTGCCCTACGCGACTACGATCTGCAAAAACAGGTGCGGGAGTATTCCTTCACCCTGACCAGTGAGTCAGCTAGCTACGCGCTCCCGGCTGACTTCCTTTCGATCGTGCCCGATACGATGTGGGTGCAGAACAGCTTGTGGCGCGTGGACTTCCCGACCGATCCAACGGTATGGGCGTATCTGCGGGCTTCTGCTGGTCCCCCAGGCATCTTCATCCGCTGCCGCCTGATCAACGGGTTCTTCGAGTTCTACGAGCCTCAGGAAGGGCTTGTTGTGGGCTATGAGTATTACTCAAACGCCACGATACAGGATGGAACTACCGGCACGCCCAAGGAGTTCTTTTCGCAGGATTCCGACATCTGGCTGTTGGATGATGCCTTGATCATTGCCGACATCAAATGGCGCTACAAGGCTGAAAAGGGTCTGGACTACCAGACCGACTACAAGCTGTACCAGGATCGTCTGAATGCCTTCCTTGGGACTCAGGGCGGAGCCAAGACCATCATGCCCACCTACCCGTGGACGCCGGAACCCCTGTGTAACCTCTGGCAGCTTCCGCAATGACCTCGGCTGCGTCTGTTCCTGCACCTACCGGCGGGTGGAATGCGCGTGACTCGCTGGACGACATGGACGCCAATGATGCGGTAACAATGGTCAACATGATCCCGCGCTCGGGCTGGGTGGAAGCTCGGCGGGGATCGGCGCTCTACATAGATTTGGGTGGATCGTTGTCGCCTTCTGGGATTTCCACCCTGATTCCATACCAGAACACCGACCTCCTAGCCGCCTATTCCACGACCATTTACGACATTTCCGATCCGCTTTCACCGATTGAACTGACCCACCCTGGATTCGCAAACTCACAGTTTCAGTTCACGGCTTTCCAATCCCTTGTGATCCTCACGAATGGGGAGGACGTGGCCGTTTCCTATGACGGGACCGTGCTGACTGATCTTGTGATCACCGGGCACCCTACCGGCATTTTCTGGGGCTGCAACACGTTCAAAGGCCGCGTCTACTATTGGGAGGAAGGCGTTCAGTCCTTCTGGTATGCACAAGCCGGTGCCTATCAGGGCGTCCTGACCGAGTTCGACCTGTCCACCCAATGCCGGACGGGTGGGACGCTGGTGATGATGCTGACCCTGACCGTAGACGCAGGCGACGGTATTGATGACTTTGCCGTGTTCGTGTTCTCGACGGGTGAAGCTCTGGTCTACCAAGGCGACGATCCGGAAAACTCCCTGCGCTGGTCATCCTCGGGACGGTTCCAGATTGGCGAGCCTCTGGGGATTCGCGGGCATTGCAAGGTGGGCGGTACTGAAATCATTCTGACCAAGGATGGCTGGCTGGATATTGCAACCGCCCTCTCCGGCGGCAGGCTGTCTGAGGCTTCGACCTATTCCGACAAGATCCTGCAAGCGGCAAAACAGGCCGCCAACCAATACGCCGGATTCTTCGGCTGGGAATGCCTCTACTACCCTGCGGGCAACCTGTTCATGGTGAACATCCCCCGTAGTGAGTTCGCCATCGTTTCCGGGACCAGCGAGACGGAATGGGCTATCCAGTCCGAACAGCACGCCAGAAACACCTCCACAGGCTCATGGTGCCGCTTCACGGGATGGGCAGCGACGACCTTTGCCGTGTGGCGGGATGTCCTGTACTTCGCCTCAGGAGGACAGGTCTACACCGCTGATG